CCACTGAACTTCTTTAGGTTCATTCATTGTTTCTTACCACCTTTATTCAATTTGTCTTTAATAACCATGAGTTGGTTTTCGGTAAGAATCCTGAGTGCCTGCATAGCTTTCTCGGTTGAATAACCATAGAACTGTTTTACAAGTTCAATATCCTTCACCTTTTCTTTTTTACCCCAAGGAGAAAATCTCTTACGGGACCTGACGGTATTTATAAAGAAATCATACTGAAGTTTTTTATCCAGTCCAGGATATTGATTCATCTCATTAGAAAACATCACAGTATCCATGTGATGTGACATACATTTATTAATAATAAATGGAGGATAGTTCTGTTCCCATGCAGGATCTTCATCCTCCATAAGATTCTTTTTAGTCAAATTGATAGAGTTCAAATAATCCTTAAGAGGATACCTGTCATCATACGACATAATTTAGAAGAAGTAGTTCTTTACGTTGTTGCTGGTCTTTCATATATTCTCCAACTGAACGCATAGTATAAGTATGGTCGTACTCATACGGTTTCCAATCGATGAATCGAGACTTGATTAGATTAGAAGAATTATAAGATACCATTTGGTCACAAGCATGTCTATCACATGCAAAGAAAAACTCATCGTGGTCAAATCCTTTATGCATCCCACCTTTCTTACCATAGAGATTAGACTTAATCTCATAAGGAGGATCGAGATATACAAACGATTCTTTCTTATTAGTTAGAAGTTCTTCGTATGACAGATTAGTAATTCTCCAGTCTTGAATGAGTTCTCCGTAGGCGGGGAGTTTATCAATCCCTCGCATACTAAAGTTTGAGTCTGACGCCTGTTTGCTGAATGAGGAGGACTCAGTGAGACCAGAGAAAGAGCACTTATTAACAACGTAAAAACTAACAGCAGCAGATAGGTTGGATGTTGAATCATCGTTTAGTTTCTCCTTGGCATCTAGAAATAATTGTTTTGCCGATACTGGTTCTGGATGAGCGTTCTTTAGTTTAACCAACTCATTACGAAGTCTGCTTCCATCATACTGGAGTTCTTTCCAGAAATTATATAATGGCACATACAAATCATTCACCCAGATGTCCAGGTGAGGATACATCTGAGTGATGTAAAGAGCAACAGATCCTCCACCAACAAAGGGTTCCCGAAACTCGGTATAGTCTTTGAATAGTGGAAAGAACTCTGCCATCTTTTTGGTGGCACGACTCTTGCCACCAGGATAACGAAGAGGTGTCTTTAGTGATGTCATAGAATCAGTTTCCTATCGGGAGTGATGATGTCAGGACCACCAAAGATTTTAGCATACTGCTGCACAACTTCGGGTTGAGGTTCAACAGAGTAAATGACATGTCTCATATCAAGAGCAATCTCAGGATTATCTAGACTGATTACTGTTGCCCATGGAGCAAATCCAATTTGGTCTTGTCTAGGAATAACAACAAGAGGATTTTTAATTGTCAAAACGCCGTTGGCGAATTCAATAACTTCTGCAAGAATTTCTTCTCCAGAAATCATTCGGATTAGTTTTACATCATTCATGCTTCAATACCTTTAGGGAATGTTTCAATTTCAGTTAGTTCGTAGTCCCAGTCTTCCATGACTGTGTTGGCAAGGAATCTATCAGATAGCATTTCGAGTTCCTTCTCAGCATACTCTCTGCTCTCTGCTTCCAACCAAACATCAATCACCTTACCAAGTCTGAGTTTCTTGATATCCAACTCGGACAATCTCTTACAAGCGTCTCTCACGGCATTGCCTGGTGAGTCATCAACCTGTGATCTCAGTCGGACAAATACTAATGCTTTGAACTTCATTTGAATTCACACTCCACCATAATTTGAGTTAAACATGCAAGTAGATTAATCTCTTGGTCTACGACGAAAGCAGACTTGTACTGATACTCAGCAATAATTAGAACTGCTGCTGCAATACTAGGACCACCCATAACACTGGATAGATTATCATACAATTTACGCATGATAGAAGTTGGGTCTGCATCAAGATTTTGTGTCACCCACTTCTTGACATCATTGAACTTCTTGTCCTTTAATGCTGCTACAAGAGTATCAGTATTGGCATCACCTAACGACGCCAGAATGCCAGTGTCAATAGACCCTGTGCTGGCATAGCGTTGTAGTTCGTTGAGAGTTCTTCGGAAGTCTGGAAAGTATTTCTGGACGACTTCTGCCAAAACTCTAGGAGCGAAGGTGACCTCCTCGCGCCTGAGGATATCTTCACAGCGTTTAAAAAACTTAGCAGCAAGTTCTTGCTTTGTCTGTCCCCTGACATTGAACTCTACGACCGTCGTTCTACTATGTAGTGGCTCAATAATCTTGTTTTTGAAGTTACAAGTGAATATGAACCTACAGTTTTTTTGGAACTCTTCGATACTTGCACGAAGGAGAAGTTGGACATCTGGGGTTGTGTTATCTGCCTCATCAATGATAAGAACTTTGTGACGAGCAGAAGCAGTGAGAGACACAGTAGAGGCAAAGTTCTTTGCCTGATTGCGTACAGTATCCAGGAATCTACCTTCATCCGATCCATTAATAACATAGTAGTCAGCACCTAGTTCTTTACAAAGTGCTTTAGCGATGGTAGTTTTACCAACGCCAGCAGTACCAGAAAGAAGGAGATTTGGAATCTCTCCTTGGTCAATGAAACTCTGGAAGGTTTCTTTCACATTGGTAGGAAGAATACATTCCTCAACAGTCTGAGGACGATACTTCTCTACCCATAAAAAATCATTCATCAGTTGTTAGGTTCGAGAGCAATAAAGTATTTGATGCCGTCGCCTTGGAAAAGGGCAACATTCTGCCTACTAATAGTGACGTTGTAATTACCTGCCAAAAGTTTCAGATTCTCAACCTTGAAGCAATAGCAAAACTCATCATCACTTTCACCGACCTCAACAGAATAACTGTTAGAAGTATCGTTCTTCTTATCAGTTACACACAGGTTCATAGTTCCATCGGAACAGAACAAACACAGATCGGGAAGTTGATAAACACTTGCCGCACGTTGAAGTTGCTGAAGAACTCCTGCATCTAGACGAAACCTCACATCCTCAGAAGGAATGTTAATCTCTTTTTCTGGAGGTTGAGTGATAATGTCTGGGTCAGCATAAAAGAAACGAGTCTTTGACTTACCTCGTTGATCACTCACAGTAACATAATTGGATTGAGTAGTATCAATCTTTGGAGAATCAAAGAGAGACAACCCACCAAGGAATACACCCAAATCGTAAATAGAAATCTGAGTATCAAACTGTTCTTCAACATCAGCAATAGCAAGAATATTCTTGTTGATGCTGAGAGTAGAAACTTTATTACCAGGTTTAATTACGATGGATTTGTTGATTGAACAAAAGTTCTTAAGGACTTCAATTGTAGATTTAGAAATTACTGTCATTGAGGGTAGTCTTCGGTAATGTTGGATTTGTCAGAGAAATGGAGGAGGAGCAATCCGTAGTGTAGAATCTTGATGATATCGCGACGGGCAGTACCTTTACGATCATAACGAGAAGCATACTTTAGAATGTTACTTCTACAGAATGCTTCAGCATCACCACAGGACTCAATCAAATCTAACGTTTGAATCTCATCGTTGCCAGCAGAATAGTGCTGACCGTAAGTTCCAGAAATGTAATCGCGCAACTCCTTGAGAAGCGCATCTTCATTGTACTTCATAATCAAATGGTTTCTTCCTCTTCATTGTACTCTGAATCTTCTCCAGCGTCAACCTTTGTATAGAGATCTAGGAAAGATTGTTTGGTGTCATCATCAAAACGATTGATACACATGTTGACAGCAGTAAGACGGTCACTAAAAATCTCCATCGCTTGTGCGATATGCACCAAACGGCGAGTTGTAATCACTTCATCAACGCCACCATCAAAGAAAGTCTTACGAATGACACCTGCCCACTTCACAAGATTCTCTGCAAAGATGGTATCACAACCCATATTTCGTAGAATCTTTTCTTCTACCGATGCAGTTGGATAATCTTGCTCGAATGTAATTGGGAAACGTTCGAGAAATGCCTCATTGAGAATATTGGTTCCAACAAAACGACCGTCATCGCTGCCTTTGCCTTTAGTATTTGCAGTTGCAATAACATTGAATCCTACCTTAGGGGTTACATATTTACCAATTTTCTTAAGGAATACACCTTTACCCTCAAGAACAGATTGCAGACACAGAATCTTATTAGATGCTAGGTCAATCTCATCTAGAAGAAGTACAGCTCCACGTTCCAGAGCTTCGACGACTGGACCATTATGCCAAACAGTGTCACCATTGACAAGGCGAAAACCACCAATAAGATCGTCTTCATCAGTTTCGATTGTGATGTTGACACGAATCAACTCTCGCTTTGCTGTTGCACATGCCTGCTCAACAGAGAGGGTTTTACCATTGCCTGAAAGACCTGTGATAAAGACAGGATAAAATTTATTAGAGGTGATAACTTTGCGAACAGATGCATAGTTACCAAAAGGGACATAGGAATCATCTTTTGCAGGAATGTAATTGTCAGCAGGTGTTGCAGAGGGTGCTTCATATGCTTGCTCAATCTCTTGAACAGTCAAGTTCCATTTGCCCCTACCAGATTTATAAGAGTCAAGACGTTTACATGCCGTAGGATATGATACACCTAGAGCATTTGCTGCATCACGAACTTGTACAGTACTAACTTCAACACCATACTGCTCAGTCAGAGTGTCTAGCAGTTGTTCGGTAGTGACGCGGTTCATTGCTTTCCTTTGTTTACTTTGTAATTATAGCAGGTTTTGGGTCAGTTTAAGTCAGACCCAGGACGGTTTGTTCTGTGGCACACGCAGATAGTTGGATGACACCCATGGTTTAGATGCAATGTACATTTTGTATGCGGTGAAGATATCAATGCTTGTATCATACTTATACTCGTCAGGTCCTGCAAAGACAAAAGGAGTATGACTATTGTATTTTACATAAGGAATGATTTCGTCAGCAGCAAGGAGAGTCTTGAAGCAAGTATGGATCTTTCCATACCGAGTGAAATACTCTTCACACAATGCCATGCCATGCTCAAGCAACCATCGAGAATTTGCTACAGTCTCGTTTGCCCACTTGGTGCAGGGATGATTACGAAACGCTCCCTTCTCTGTAGCATAGGGCATACCGTCTGCCTTAGGCAAAGTACCATAACCATGCCCCCACTTGTCTGAGGCGACTATAGCGAGCATCTGGCAGGTCTCCAGAGGCATCTTGACGATGTGCTTGTCAGGTAGAACCTTAGCAGACTGCCAAGGAGATTCATCGGTGACAAAGATGTTCATAGCAAATGCGATACAGAGATCACTAGGAGGAATGTAACCATAATAACTACATCCCAAGATTTTGTCCTTATGAAGTAAGGAATTGAAATACTATCACCTACCATCTGCAATGCTACACCAAATGTTGTATTGATATGGAGGATAGTGAAGTAAGCAATGATCACAAGACCGCTGCCTATCACTCTCATTGGAACCGTAATGTTCATTAGAATACTGCAGTTACACCCATGATAGTTGCTCCTGGATTTCTTGCCAATGCAACTTTCTTAGCATCTTCATAGTCTCTAGCAATAACAATCTCATCAAAAACTGTTCCTGCTTTGAATAGTTGTACTTTACACTTCATGCGATTTGCTCAATAAATGCGTTAAGGATGGTCTTGTTTGTCATTTTAGAACCCATGTGCTTTTTAAATGCACGGGTCAGTTCTGCTTTAGTAGCAACTTCTTTCTTTTGTTTGACTTGAAGATCCATAGATCCCATGCCAGTATTCTTATCGGGCATGTAGAAAGATTCCGAAAAACCTGCACGGTTTTTGATAGAGGCAAAACGTTCTTTCTTCCACTGTTTGTCAATGGCATCGATTTCATCATGTGCAAACTCACGAACAAGTTTAGTCAAATCACTTTTACCACATAGACGAATACCAACCCAATTGTAATCTGTAATCTCACGATAGAATGAAACTATCGCCTTTGTAGTGTCATAGGGGTTACTTGAGATTTTACGGGTATATCCAGTCCTAGGGTCACGAAGAAAGAATAGTTTACCACGAGTATGACAAAGATACTGATAACGATACTCACCAGCACGATAGTAATGATCATCAGGGAACTGATGTACATAACTCATGGGATTTGCTTCACCATCAGTCAAGCAGATAACATTAACTTTACTCACACGCTCAACCCTTTTCATAGTTTCCACGATACTGCGAGTGCAATAAACCGCTTCTGCAAGAGGAGTACCACCAAGAGTATATGGAGAATAATGAGATAGTCTCCATCCTGCTATAGCAAACACTTGTAGGTAAACAAGTTTCATAGACTTCTCTAGAGATTGCTTGTTTTGACGAGAAGAAAACATCTCAAACAATTGGAAGCAATCTGATATAGCAAGTTCATTTACATTCTGTCCGACAGGTTCAGATTGTGAGTTGTATCCATATCCAGATTGAAAAGCATACACCCTGAATGGAATGCCTGACTTTTTACAAAACCAAATCAAATTATAAACTTGCTTCAAAGTATCCAGAAGTTGGTGCTGCATAGAACCAGACCAGTCAAGATGCATCACCAATCCATGATTCTTACCCTCAGGAATAATTGTAACTTTCTTGAAGATGTCATCATTATATTTGTAAGTATGTAGTTTATTAGTATCAAGAATACCAGTCTTAGAAGTTGCTGCACGTTTATATTCGTCAGCAGACTTCTTCATCTCAAACTGCTTGCACAGATAGTTAACAGTCTTCTGAGTATCTTTCTTGAAAGAATCATAATGGTCTATACCATATTGAACATTAGCATCCCAGTCAGGTCCACGACTTTCCTCATAGAAATGACTATAAAGATTTTCCTGAACAGTTTTGAACGGAACAATATAGTCATCAATTTTAGGATTAGGTATATTGATATACACCCATTCCTTAGCATTATCATCTACAAGAGTTTCTAATGCTTGAGCAAGTGCTTCATCAGTAACAGACTTGGTTTCATCACTACTTTGATGCTGAGTAAGTTCTGATGGTGCTACAGGGTCAAATTCTTGCTCTATTTCCTCACCAGAATCACTATCGATATCACTTTCATCACCATCTTCACATGATGGATTTACTTCTTCTTCACGATCCGCTTGTTGCTTACCATCAGCAGAAGGTGGGGAAGGCATCATATCTTTCTCTTCCTGCTTTTCTGAGCAGTAATCATAAAGTTCTCTCGCAAGATCAATAACATCTTGGAAAGTCTTAGTTGATTCTACACGTTTGACCCATACCATCTCCTCATCGGCAAATGGAGTGTTGGGATTGCCCTTGAAATAAAGATTGATACGATCAATCAAAGACAATGTACTAAGGTCATCATTTTTTACACCAAAGAAATCTGCTTCCCAGAGTTCACCATACCCTTCAAAGAAAGACTTACGAAGACCAGGGTAGGTTCGTTTCATCATACGCTCAATACGAGCATCCTCTATAACATTCACAAATGCTTTTGAGACAGTACTGAAGTCCTCATTGGGTGTATAGAGAGCATGTCCCACTTCATGCCCTACTAGAAGGTCATACACTGTGTTAGAAGCAGTCTTCCAGATGGGAAGGATGAGAGTCCTACTGTTGACATCAAAACAAGCAGTAGACACTTTGCGATGCTCTACCGTCAGGTTTTCTGTAGCAAGTAGTTTGGCGAGAGTGCCTTTGACTTCCTGAGTGTTCATCCGTCTCTCTTGGTTACTTTGTAAGTATAGCACCGTCGTCAAGGTGTGGGGACACTACATGGACAGTTTGGTTACTGTCCCAGTGGCGAATCACTCCAGCAACAATGAAGCAATTAGTAATGAGATAGCTAAAAAACACGAGAGATCGTATAACGACAATAGCATTGTCATACCTCTCGGTCTTCTCATCAGAGAACGAACCCAATGCATACTTCCAAATCCTCAATATTTTTTTCACACAAGCATACCCTTCTCTTGCAGGAAATGTAATGTGTCATGCATGTTACCAACATGCTTATAACCCAAAGATACTTGGGGATAGGTCGCCCCTTCGCCAAATTCATTTTCAAATGATCTTTGAGTAAAGTGCTTGTTGAGTCTATACTCTAAAAACTCTCCACCAAGAGACTCCAGTAGTGATGCCATACGCTCACACTCTTGACTACCGTTTGAATAGATTACTGCTTGCATTTTTTTAACCAACAGGGTTTGCATAGTGAATTTTTATATTTATTCTCGGACGGAACATAGCATCCGACTTGAGGACATTGATTTGCTGGTATCATCTTACCGCACTCAATACACTCAGTCTCCCACATCTTCATAATGTTCTTTCAAGTCTTTGTGTAGGTTGGTCTGGAAAATCTCTTGGTCTACTATCCATAGCATTGTCAGTTCTAGGAGAACCTTCATTTGCTTTCATTGTATGTTGATAATTTGCTCTTGGATATCTGATACAAAATGGATCAGGCATCCAATAAGTTACCTGCCATTCTTGTTCTGGACATAATTCAAGATGTTTCTCTACTGTATGAGAAAAACTACCCAGTTGTATATGGCCATCATGACTGATACATCTACCATTACCAACATCAACTAAGAATAGCATCTTACTACTCATAGCAGTTCTTGCTCTGGATTAAGATTTTTCACGAATTGCTCAGGGTCCTTTTCTGACTTGTGTACCCAATGATAGCGCATCATCTCAAAAATAGGATCCCATGTTTGGACACAGACATAATCCTTCATGTGTGTAACCATCTATCTGCAAGTTCTTTCAGTTCCTTTGCTGACATCTTGTCCAACCTTTCAGTAAAGTAGTCCAGTAGCAATTGCTTGTATTGTTTCTTAGTCACGTTGTCTCCAATCATCAGGTTTGTCGGTATGAAACCAATCTTTAATATCGTCAGCACTACTAAATCCCTTTCTATGATTGGATGGGTCGGGATCACCTAGTCCCATCCTATTCAGAAAATCGTCGGTACTACCTTCTTCAATTTGTTGAGAAGATTGTCTTCGTGCTTTTTGTAACCAGTCTCTAGCAGTAGTGTGACTCTTTGCCAACTTTTCTGCCCAGATCATATCATCTAATTTTACCTCTTCACCATTTGCAATACATTTACAAATGAATTCTAAGCGCAGTCGGTACTGTGTAGAAAGCAAAAGATTTCTCCTCAATCAAGTTTATTTATGACTCATCAGACATCTTGGAAAAATCATTAATCTTTTCAAACTTCAGTGTTCGTAAGAACTTATCAACAAGAATGTCTCCTTTATGTGAGATAACGAAGACATTTGTTTCTTGTCCCAAACTTCTAAGAATGCTTAACAATTCTGATGTGGCAGAAGAATCTAAAGAACTATCAAACACTTCATCAAGAATGAGTAAATTAGTAGCAACACTATTTTTCATACGAGCAACTTCACGCCACGTAAACAGAAGTGCCAGATCAATCTTCTGCTTCTCACCTTCGGAGAATGATGCATAAGAAAACTCATCACGAAAACGACTCTTAATAACTTCATTAAACTCTTCATCTAATGTGAAGTTAACAAAGAAGTCCATCGATTGGAGATACTTGTTAATTAGTTGATTGAAGATAGGAATATATTTTTTAATAATCTGACTTTTGATTCCCGAATCCTTAAGGAGAGAAGCAAC